GGCAGGTATATTCAAATCCAGGTATTGTTCATAGTAACGATAGTCTTACAATATATAACTCTACTGGTACTGCTTTGAAAACTATTTATAGCGCATAAGGAATAAAAATGGTACAAAAATTATCAGATAGATTCGGATTAGATGGTGTAATTACCGCAGCAAACCTTGCTAGTAATTTGCCCCCTTCGGTTATTACTACTAGCAATATTAGTAGTTATGTATCTGCTACACCTCAATCTATTACCCCTACGCTAACCGGCGATTCTTCTTGGACGATCGGTTTTAATTATGAATTAACTATTTCTAATTATGCTAGTTATAGTCATGCAGTCTTTTTTTGGCAAATGTTAAACAACGCGGGGATAATAGTTGATTCTGGATCACTTAGTGGAGATGATCTTATTACAATACCTAAAGGTATATTCGATAACTCGCCCCATACTATTAACGTATATGCTATGGAACCAGGAAAATTAACATCTTCTAAAGCTACTAAGTCTTTAGGAAATGCTGCTTACCCTTCGGTTAGATATATTAGACTTGATAATATCATAGGTGAAACCCCGACTGGCTCAAATGGTGGTGTCGGGGAATTTAGAGTATATAGTGGGGCTGGACAGAGCGGAACGGATTTAGCGCCTACATCAATTACTGCAAGTTACCAATATTCTGCAACTTATGCTCCTTCTAGAGCACGAGATGGTAATGTTAATACTATGTGGTGGACATTGGGTAGCTCAGCACCGCAATGGCTACAATATGATTTCGGATCTTCTGTTTCTATAGGAAGCTTTAGAATTAATCCCTATGGTAATGGTACTAGTTATACTTTTAATGTTGGACGTATTATTGGTAGTAATACAGGATCATTTACCGGTGAAGAAATAGTTTTTTATGACGATATATCAACTGTAGGCCTCGGCGGTCCATTAGACTTAGGATAATAAAATGAACATTTATGAAAATAGTATACTTTTAGAAGAAAGCCAGCTAGTAAAGGATACTTTAAATCTAGCTTTACAAGGTTTAGATTTTTCTGTAGAAGAAGATCTTACAAAATATTTGTCTATTATTCCTACGGTTAGATCTGATGGATTAGACTATATTTCGGCTATTAGAAAAAATAGAGATATTGAATTAACTCTTTCCGATTGGACCCAATTACCAGACACTAATGTTGATAAAACCGCTTGGGCAAATTATAGACAAGCATTGCGTGATGTTCCGCAGCAAGAGGGATTTCCTTATAGTATTATTTGGCCAGCTAAACCGGCATAAATATAAATAGCATAAAATAGGAAAATACTATGGCAAATCCATCAACAAGACAAGGTCTAATTGACTACTGCTTAAGAAGATTAGGTGAACCGGTTATCGAAATTAACGTCGATCCGGATCAGCTAGAAGACCGTGTTGATGAAGCTTTGCAATACTGGCAAGAGTATCATTCGGATGCGACCTATAGAACTTACGTATCGCATCTTGTAGGTGACAGCGACGTTTCAAGAGAGTACGTGGATCTTAGCGCAGACACACTTTACGTAACAAAAGTCTTTTATATCTCTTCGTCGTTTAATAACTCAGTTAACTTTTTTGATATTAAATATCAAATGATGTTAAACGACATTACAGACTTACAAAACTTTGCTGGCGATCTTGCCTACTACGAGCAAATGCAACAGTATTTGTCTATGCTTGATATGAAGCTAAACGGCTATCCCCAAGTTACATATTCACGTCATATGAATCGTCTTTATATCCATGGCGATTTTGCAGATGAAGATGTAAAAGCTGGCGAATATATCGTGTATGAAGCATATAAAACCATTGACGGTTCTGCACATACGAAAGTGTGGAATGATATGTGGTTAAAAGAATATACCACAGCGCTAATTAAGCAGCAGTGGGGTTCAAACTTAATTAAGTTCGAAGGAATGCAATTACCTGGTGGCGTAACACTGAATGGTAGACAGATCTACGATGATGCAGTCAATGATATTCAAAGACTGCAAGAAAAGATCCGTCTGGACTTCGAGATGCCAGCAGACTTCTTCGTAGGATAACAGATGGCAACGAATCACTATTTTAGCCAAAAGGTTAAATCAGAGCAGAATCTATACGAAGACATTATCATAGAATCTCTTAAGATCTATGGTCAAGACGTCTATTATCTTCCACGAGAACTCGTAGCCGAAGATAAGATTTTAGGCGAAGATATTCCATCACGTTTCCGTAATGCTTATAAAGTAGAAATGTACATCGAGAATACAGAAGGCTTTGATGGGGAAGGAGATCTTTTCACAAAGTTCGGCGTAGAAATTCGGGATCAAGCTACATTTGTATTAGCAAGAAGAAGATGGGCACAGACAGTCGGTAGATCAGATAACACCATCAACACTGTTAGACCTCGTGAAGGCGATGTAATTTACTTACCACTATCAAACTCGATGTTCCAGATTATGGCGGTAGAACACGA